TACACTGCTACCTCCTGTTAGATCATATGATCTAACTAATCCGTCAAATTCGTCATCTCTATAAAAGTATGTGCCTGCCCATTTACTTGTACTAATACCAGGTGCTGGACGAATAATTACTCGTCTAAACTCGTCACCCTTGATGGATACGTTAGTGGAAACTTTAATAGGGTATTGCTCGTAGTAAACACCTGTTTCGATACGAACAGTTATTTGAGTTTCAGGAACCGGTTGCCCAAACTCTAGAGTTTCGCCTTCGATGAATTCTAATAATGTAGAATTTCCATCGATACCGTATTCAACAATTTCGCTTATGCTTGCTACTAGTTGCGCAATTAAACTATCCGAGCCAGCTTCTCCCACTGTGCCCGATACATTTTGTACCTGAGCAGATCGTCTACGTACTAAGAATGTATCAGGTAATGTTACTGTAGGAATTAATGAGTTATCAATAATGCTTTGTGCAAGCAAATTAATGTAGTTAATCCCGTCTATGCAAGGTGCTTTTTCAGTTGACGACAGGACTGATGAAAGTCCATTCCAAAACGCTCTAGCTGCTTTTATGCTTTTGATATTTCCGCCGTATTTGATATCATGTACTAATGCATCAACTAGTATTCCGGTATCTCGACGAGATTTAACCTGGTCAAATTCTAAACTAGGATATTTTGCTTTGATAAATTCAGTAACTTCAAATACAATAAAGTCTTTATTGAGTTCTAACCTATTAGATGCATAAAAATAATCGCTTTGGAAATAGACTGGATCAGTTCTGTTGTGTAGCAATGCTATCTGATAAACACTGTCAGGAGTTACGATGCCGTCATAGGCCAACACTAAACCGGTTGCGCCGCTGCGTAATCCTCTAATAATGCTACCTTCACGTAGATCTTTATTGGCTGCATCTTTAGTTTGGTCAACGCCTAGCACTGTAGAATATACGTTTAGTGTTCTATTACTACCAACCCCTACATCAACAGTATTTAGGTAACAGTTATTTGTTCCGCCGTCATAGGTTAACACTTGTCTGTAAGGACCGGGTTCCCGTTGCGAATTATTAATTATTTCTTCTGCTCTAACACAGGCAGCATTGACGCTAGCATATGCATAGGCAAATGCTCGTCCTCGTTTTTCTTCAGGAACATCGTCTTGCTCGTCAGTACCTGATGTTGCAACAAATAGATTTGTTTGAGATGCAAAACTAGAACTATCTACATAGAATTTTGTGGCAGCTTGTAGATCATCTGGACCGTTGGGACTTCCTGCACCTGCAAATTCTCCAGGATGATCTGACAGATATAGCGGACCATCCATAGTATCGCCTTGTCTGCGAACAATGGCTTTTCTTGGAAGTGCTTCGTTACTAACCCATTTACCTGCTAACGTTGGATCAAAACTTGCATCAACAAATGTTTCAACACCCGGTGCTGTGGAAGGACTAACCGCAGGATCGTTAACGACGATTCTTGCATCACCGCTAATTGCGTCTTCTGGAGTTTCGTGTACTGATAATCTATTTTTATCGAGATAACGCAGATAGTAGGTAGTACCTGCTGTTAATCCTGTAGCCGGAGCCGTGCCTGTAATGTTGTATATAAAAGAGATACCATTCGATCCGCTGTTAAATCCGTGATCTGGAATTTGTGCATACCCACTATTCCATGCATCGATTTCAATAGTATACTCATCGACAGTTAATGGTTCATCTCTTACACGAATTTGACTACCAGTGCCGGGCCCGCCGGTGGCTTGTAAATAGCGTTGATCTGCAAATCCTTTGGTAATTACTAACTCATCAGAAGTTATGCTAGTATCGTGCAGAGAATTAAAAGAATCTGCAGTTTCATCTGTAGGTTCTGCAAGATTTCCAATCGAAAATAACTGTGCATTTAGATGCCCGCCGAGTTGCGGTTTAATATCATTACCGACTTTTCCGCCAGTACTGATAATACGAATTTCGTTTTCGTCACTGTGATCAACAGCAATACCTTCACCACCTACTAGGTCTTTGGCCAATAATCCGTCACCGTCTGTATTGGAAACAATTACTTGATCAGCTCCATAGGTGCTCGGAGTGTCGTCGAGATCTTTAAAACTAATAGTATCGCCGGCTCCAAAAATTGAAAATAACTGTATAAAGTTATCGTTTACTTTTCGAAATGATTCGCGAATACTGTCGCCTGTACCGTCATTACCTTGTACGCCAATGTCTACGTTTTGTCTTGCCATGTTAATCCCCTAGGTGGTCAAAGTGATCATCCGCCATTGAAAAACTACTTCCGCAACCGCATGTTGATTGAGCTTGAGGATTGTTGATACTAAAACTAGCACCCATTATGTCTTCTTTGTAGTCTATAACCGCACCAGTTAGATACTGCATACTCATAGCATCTACTAATACTTTAAATTCGTCTAATTCAACAGCGAAGTCGTCTTCATTAATTTCTTCGTCAAATGTAAATCCATAACTAAATCCACTGCATCCGCCACCTTGTACAAATGTACGCAACGATAGTTTGGGATTTCCTTCCTCTGTGAGTAAATCTTTAATTTTTGTTCTTGCTGATTCCGAAATTGTGATCATTTTAAGCCCTCGATATGATATTTATCGAAAGTTTTTATAACCTTAATGTAAATACAGTTATGTATATTGGATCTGAATTTCGACTAACCCAGCACTATCGTACCAGTAAGCACGGTAAGGTGCATGTTTATTATCGTAAGAAGACGGTGATTGTTTTTAGATGTGATTGTTGCACAGGGATATTCAATAGAGACAAAGGCAACATTGATCCCAAACGCTTAAACAACAATTTTTACCACGTGTGCGGCGATTGTGATGCTAAAAAATTTGCCCAGAGTAAGGGAGTTGAATCTAGAAAGATATGGGATATGCCAGTAAGTAGTCTTAAGACTCTAGACCAACTCTAGAACTAATCACGTTCCAGTTGATAATCTTCCATTGATTTTCTAAGTATTTGGCTTTATCGCTATTATAATCTAAAGCCCACGCATGTTCCCACCAGTCGATCAATAATACGATATCTTCTTTTATTTCGTGGTTTACAATGGTTTTTATCTTGCCGTTCTTAGCCAAGTATGCCCAGCCGCTACCTTGTATAGCCATAGCTACTTTAGTAAATTCTTCTTTAAATTTATCGTAAGTTTTAAAATGTTTTACAATAAATTCTGATGCAGGACCAGTCGGAGCATTCTTATTGGTAGGTTTTTGATACTGCGGAAACAAAATGTTATGCAAAAACGCACCCGCTCGATTAAAGTCTTTATCACCTTCGCCTTTATTGAAACGTGTTACATAGCCCTGTGCTAGTTCAGCGTAGTGATAATCAATGGTATTTTTACTAATGCACGGTGCTAGGTCACTTTTGCCGTAAGGTAATGATTCTAAAGAAAGTGTTTCTGTTTTACCTTCTACGATCTGCTGCCATTTTAATATTTCTTGATGCATACTGTATTTAGCTATAAATAAAAGCTCAAGGAGGAACATTATGTTCAAAGCAATTAAAGAGTTTTTTACAGGCAAAAAGCCTGAAGCAGCCCCAGAGGCACCTTATAAGATTGATACACCAGCGGCGCCGGTAATTGAAGTGCCAGCGGTCGAAGTGCCAGCTGTAGCTGTAGCACCAGTAGTAACAGCAGTAGTTGATCCACAGATTACTGATGCTGTTACTCAAGCACCAGCTAAGAAGCCACGTGTTAAAAAGTCCACTGGCGCAAAACCAGCTGTAAAAAAGCCACGTAAAACAAAATAATAAAAGGGCATCACGCCCTTTTATTATGTTATATAATTAGCTAGTGTTCTACTGGCTAGGTTTTTACCTTTTGATTCGCACATGATATCAAATTGATCTAAAAACGACACTGCCCATTTGTTCGTCTGATGGTTCCAGTAAAAATCGCTGTGCGCTCTAAGTTTCTGTTTTTTATAGCCGGACTCTAACAGAGTTTTATAATCTGGCATAATGTCTGCATTGTGTCCGATGAGATAATCTTCTCTAGATACGGAGTAATGCATAGCAGGACGCACACCACGCCAACTGTCCACAACCGCCCGCACTCGCTGGTCAGTACTTTGGATGTATTCTCCTTCCCTAATCCAATGATGATGTACATCAAGCACAATAGGGATAATATCAGAAATACTAAGGCAATCATCTAAGCCCCACGAGTTTTCTTCGTTTTCAATTGTAATACAATTTCTTGCTTCGGGGGTAAGTCTTGTGTAGGCAGATCGAATACCTTCGGGGCCGGCACGACCCGAGATGTGGACGTTGATCTTAAAGTCCTGAAAGGATTTACCGTAGCCCATGTACCTGGCCATATCTGCATGATATTCAAACTCCTCTATGCTTCGATCTACAATATCCGAGTTATCGCTAGCCAACACAGTAAACTGGCCAGGATGAAAACTAAGCCGAACACCCATCTTGCGAGCCAGATCTCCCACCTTTCTAAATTCTCTTTCTGCATAGGTTCTAACATCGCCATCCCGCCAAAACCAGCTCCAGTCATGCTGAGTATATACAGGAAGTATATCGCTACTGAGTCGTACCATTCTAAAAGTTTCATCTAGTGCTCCTACACGTTCAACTAACAAGCGAGTAGATTCGATGTTGTTTTTCATTAGGGACCACAACTTCTCAACAGCTACATCCTTGCTTTGTCTATTTAACCAAGCAACAGTAGTTGAACCAGTATTATAGATTTTAGCAGGATCCTTTGGCTTAATGCCGTTGACCTGACTGGGATCATCAATCCATTTACAAGCAAATCCGATACGTTTAATCATTTTATACAATCAAAAAAATAGACATACATGATTATAGCATGTATGTCTAGATATGTCTAGTAGTTTATGCTTGGTAAATTGCCGAATTACCAGCATGTTCAAACACCTCTGCACTTTGCAGTTTAACCCCTGCACCTACTGGATAGCGAGCTTCGAATACACGTCCATCCGGGTGTGTCCAGCTTCGGTTTTCTTGATATGCTTCTAGAATTTCTTTCATAGTATTGTAAGCTAATTCAGCAAACTTTTCACAACCTACACCATCTACAATGCGTAGATCAATGATGCCCATGTTTTTAAAACCACCTTGGATTTTGTTTAGTTCTACAAACGTACCACGTTCTGGATCATCTTTAGCAATGACCATAGTATGATCAAACTGCCAATCGGCCCATTCCTTGAATGCTTTGAGTCCACCAAAGTCCATAACCCAGTTACGGTCGTCTAGTGTTTCTGATTCAAAGATTAGTTTGATACCGATTGAGTATCCGTGTAGCATAGAACAATGGCTATGAACTGATCGCCATTGTCTAAAACAGCAACTCAGACCTCTGTCGTTACCGTATGTTTTTGTTGAAAGATATTTTGCCATCTCTAGTCTCCTTATGTATGAGCAAGTGACGACATGCAGAGTTTATATAGCGGGATGAATGACGTTAAAGTCCGCTGTAAGTACTTAGCTCAAGCTACCTTGAGCAAAATAATTTCTTCATTAAATCGACCGTTCATTTTAGTGTCAGTCGCATTAATATCGTCTAAGAATTTACGCAGTGCAATCTTGCCAGCTGCCTTAAACTCTTTGAGTTTTTCTTCTGGCTTACGGAGTGTCTTGCAGATACTTTTGTGCTCATCAAAACCGGTAAGACTAGTACCTTTGACACCCAGCGTCTGGAACTCAGCAGCCACATACTTGCCTAGCTTACGGCTCTTAGTATTATAGATCCACAATTCTCCTGCACCGATGATGTCAACAGGATTAACACTGACCAATTTAAGTGGCTCATTAGTCTTCATGAACTTTAATTTAGCAACCAACTTTTCAGCCGGAACAGACTTCTTAGCACGGGGCGCACGATTGACCTTAGCTTCTTGTGCAAGCATATCACATGCACTCATAATTTCTTGATAGAACACAATCAAGTTCTTGATCTGCTTCTTTGAACGATGGCTGTAGCCTTCTTTCAATTGCTCATCTGCCTTGCCGCTAGCAAGTTCGGTAAGTTCTGCTAAATCGCGTTCGTAGTAACCTTTAATCAAACGTGCATGAGCTGCCTTAACTTCTTTACCTTTGAGCAGGTTAAGCATCTTAAATGCTTTTGGATCAAAGTTTTCTGGGTCTGTTTGAAAGCTATCGAGAGCTTCTTCGATCTCTTCAGTCATTCTCATGGCCGCATCACGTACACGTTCTTGAATTGTTGGCTGTACTACTGTAGATTTCACTTCTACAACTTCATCTGCATCGATATCGTTTTTGCCTTCTTCAACTACTTTGCTAATAGCTGAGAGCAACCATTTTGCGGTATCTCGGCCGTCGTTGAAGTCCTCACGTACTGGTGGCATACCTCTCAGCAGACAGCTAGCGATAGACCCCATAGTAGTGGAACAACGATTATCTTTGGTTTTCTTAAAAGCAGCAATGTCTTCTTTAGTGCAACCGATAGTAGCCATCCATTTAAGCACAGCAGGTTTGAATGATTTGCTGTCACCATCGAGGCGATAGTAATCCATAGCACGATGCCAGTGACGTAAAAATTGTGCGGCGTCTAGTGTTTCGGTGCCTTCCCAAACTGGGCTGTGATCTTTCTTGGCATTCTGTCGAATAGTTACACTAGTAATCCGTTTAGATTCTTTTTTTGCCTTGGGTTTAATTTTTACGCCTGCTACTGTTGCCATTTTTCACTCCGTTGTGTTTAACAATACAACTATTATATAGTCATTGAAGACAAAAGTCAAGCATTAAATAGCCAAAAGAAAACCCACCCGTAAGTCTATGACATCAGAGGGGCGGGCCAAATTATTTCTTTTTAGCGTCTGCTGGTGCTGTCTCTTTTGGTTTTTCAACTTTTGGCATTTCTTTGCTTGCCTTTTTGCACTCAACTTTGTCTGCATTTGCCTTGTCTTTGCAATCAATTTTTGCTGATTTTGGTACACGTGCCTCGATCTTTTTTCCGTTAGCATCCACCGTTTTAGTATCATTGGCGCTAGCCAAACCAAAACTCAATGCTAAAATTAGAGCTGTAATTAGTTTCATTGTAGTCTCCTCGCTAATCAAATATTTATCCAAAAACAATTCTAGTTACTTACTAGTTTTTCTAAATTGTTCTACATCTTCTATAGCACTGGTCAATGTATTGGCGTAGTTAACCGCTTGTTGACGAGTTAAATGTACACTCGACTCAGTATCAATATAGCCCTTAGTGAGCAGAGTCCAGATATGATACCAGCGAGTTTTACTCCACCAATTAGTCTTGCCAGTTGTATATATAGTAACAACGATATCATGATCATCTGCTTCTACCCACATATTATGATTATGATTCTCATCGCCGCACTCGCAGGCAATTCGATAAACTTTCGAGTCTCCCCAATCATTTGTTTTCATTATACCTTCGGCGGGAATTTGTACCGTCAAGTCCATAGACTATTCCTAGCTTTAATCAATCGAATCATCATGTCTTCATCTTCTTTTTCGTAAGCAGCTTCGATTTTTCGTAGCAACTTGTGTGACTTATCGCTCATCTTTTTAAGTTCAGGAGTTTTATCCTTGCTCATCCAACTCAGCTTACCGCCATTGGCCACGCGAGCTGCTTCACAATACTCAGTCCATCCACTAGCATCGTATGGGTCAGGACGATTGCGATAAGTCACAGTCCACCATAGGTATAGTTCTTTAAGCTCTTTGGCTCGAAGTGCTTGATCAGTAGGCTTGCCAAAATTAGGATTATCTTTTTCTACTCCCCAATCACTACCCATAGTTAAGGTCATTGCCCAATCTAAGTGATCAAGACCTGCTTGCGGGCAACGCCATGTACGCCAACGGAACCAACCACTGGCCCAAAAGGGAGGATCATACTTTGCGCGAGCTTCTTTGTCTCCCCAAGCAATGTGACTCCATGCTGATTCAATTTCCACAAAGTCCACTAGTTCATTAAAAAGACATGGGAGAAAACGGTTCCCAACATCTGACCAAGTACCAGGCTTGATATCCCTAGGATGAGCAGTAAGAGCATGAGTCCTAGTAACCCAACGGTTATTAATATAGTATTTCGCATCGTAAATTTTTCTAATAGGCCATGTTACAAAATCCTGGATATGACCCAGAGCTTCTTCAGCTAACCAGTAGCGAAAGTTATGCTTCATTTGAGCAGAGGTTGTCCACTCGTCCCACTGCTCAGCCGTACCTACACTAAGTTTTTTAGTGCCGCGGAGCCAATCTGCAAACGGTGTACATGACCAGTAAGTTGAGTGTTGTGCCATTTTTAGTCTTTCTTTATGCCGAATAGCTGTAATAGGTTAATAAACAAGTTGATGAAGTCCATGTATAAAGTTAATGCACCGCGAACTTCTTCAGTACCGTCATTATCAACACTGACCATCTCACGAATACGTTGTGTGTCGTAGGCAGTTAAGCCAAGGAAGATAATAATTGCCAAAGCACTAATTACCATACTAAACAACAAGTTATCGATCGCACCAGGCCAAAAACTAGCCATAACAATATTAAAAATACTAGCAATGATAATGGCAATTAGACCAATAATCATAAATTGACCAACACCGCTGAGGTCTTTCTTAGTAAAGTATCCATAGCCACTCATTACTCCGAATAGTATTGCAGCGCCCATAAATGCCGACACAATACTACCCATAGTGAACACGGCAAAAATTGTGGCAAAGCTCAATCCCATAAGAGCGGCAAAACCGTGTAGGAATAGCTGTAGACCACTGCGTGACCAACCGTCACTGACAAAACTATAGGCAAAGATTGCCACTAGTGGTGCAAAAATCACAATCCATTTTAATACACCAGTAAAAAAGAATGCCAGTAATTCAGGTGACGTGCCTACTAGGTAGCTGACAACCATACTGGTCAGCACCGCTAGACTCATGTTACCATAAACTCTGCCCATTGCCGAGTTAATATCAGTGGCAGAACGATATGACATACCACCTGTATAATTTGTTCCAAACATAAATTACTCCTTTTGAAAATATATTTAATCTACCTGCGTGAACTGCTCTAAAAAACTTATTTTATAACAACTATGCTCAATGGGAGGATCTCCTAACACATCTCTATAATGTATCCAAACATGCCCATCTACAACAACCTCATGTAACACTACAAATTTATTATTGTCTTTATCTTTCCAATGACTGCCGATCATATTTTCTCTCCTAGTTCGAACCCCCGGAATGATTTAAAGCGTGGAAATCGCAGACTATATGTACCGTCTTGATTCTGCGTAATAGCATCGGCACGGACTTCTACAATTTGACCATCAACTCTACAATTCCAAAAGTCGTCTCTTTGTTGATCAGAAAAGCCGCTACCAACATTGACCCGAATATCCTTACCGTCATCAACACCTTCGCATACCAATGCACCCATCTTACCTGCGTTCTTACCTGTACCTTCTTCAGTAGCAACTACTGTTAGACTCACTTCGATGAATGGCTTTAATTTAAGCCACGCAACTGATCGCTTGCACTTATAACCCGCGTCGGCATCTTTTAACATGATACCTTCGTAGCCACCGGCAATGGCCAATGCGTTGATTTCTTTGTAACGATTCTGGCCTGCATCAGTATCCAAGTCTACAGTTTCTTGTGCCACAACTGTTACGTTGGGCAATGCTGCTTCATTCTTTTCAAACCAGGCTTTGAGCATCATACTACGAGTTGTTTGAGCTTTATCCCACTCGCCCTTTTCAAAGTCAGCGAGGGGAACAAAGTCGAACAAGTTAAGCACAGCATCATTTGCCTTGGCACTACTCTTACGATGAATCTGCTTCATCAAGTCCTGGAAAGTACCACTCATAATCTCACCATCTAAGACTACAGGGTACGGCGGCGGATCTTGCTTAACTACAGCAGAGATTTGTTCTTTAACATGCGGAAAGTTTACCAACTCTTTTCCATTACGGCTAAACTGATCGACGTGCCCATCAGGATATACAATAGTAATAACTCGAACCCCATCCAACTTAACCTCGAGAATTTTCTTACCCGTGACCTTCGTCTCGTGATTAGCACTATCATGAGCAAGCTGACAACTGAAGATAGGTATAGTATAAGCGGCATAATCTTTCTCTACAACCTTGTTAATTGTTTTTTCACTAGTACCGCAACGTAAGTCTTTGATAAGAATGCGTCGGTACCAACCATTCCATTCGGCCTTAGTGGCCAATGACATCATTTCCTCAAGTGTATCTCTTGCAGCATTCCCGGTGACTGTACGATTACGAAAACCGCCAATGATGCTAACAAAAGTATCCCAAGGTAGCCCAGGGCCGTCTTGATCATGTTTTTCCTTTACTTGTTTAATACCAAATGTAACCATCGGATCTAGCGCCAACTGACACCCATGAAAGAACTCGTCATTACCTTCTTTGGCAATAGCTTCAATAATAGCTTCTTTATTAAGGCGAGAAGGATGGCTTTCTAACGACCAAATATGATTAGCACAATGACTCATGTTTGACTCCGATAATTAACTGTATAATTGTTTATTATACAGCCTAGAGACTAGTATGTCAAGTGATTTGATGTCTTGAATGGTTTACCGCTGTGGGCATTTTCTAACTGAGTCATAATCTTACGCTTCATTTGACACACTTTTGGGTGGCTATGATCGTACTCAAATGACTTCATAAAGCGTCCCCAACCATTTGGACGAACACGTTTTGG